ATAAAAATTTAATTGAAATTTTTGAAAATCAAGAACACCCAATGAAAGCAATTACAGATCAATTAAAAAAAGAAGAAAAGCAACTTGAAAAAACCATGCAAGTTTATGCAGAATATGCAATGCAAAGAAAAAGATTATCACTAGAAATTTTTAGAAATGAAAGAGAACAAGCAAAAAATAATCAACAAAAGATGTTTGATGATGCTTTAGAAAATGACGCAAAAATTGTTGCTTTAAAAAAACAAGGTAATCAAGAAATATTTGATAATACTAAATCATCATTACAAGCATTAAGTGGATTAAACAGAACTGCTTTTGAAGCATTTAAAAGATTTCAGATTGCAGAAGCTACTATCAATGCTGTTAAAGCGGCAAGTACAGCCTTTACTACTTATGCTGGTAATCCATTAATGGCTTTTGCTGTTAGTGCAAGTGCATTAGCAAAAGGTATGGCTATGGTTGCACAAATTAAATCAACTAATTATAGAGCTGGAGGTGGTTCAGTAAACAAAGATCAAGCATATATGGTTGGAGAAAAAGGGCCAGAGATGTTTGTGCCTAGTGGTTCTGGAAAAATAATTCCTAATAATCAAATGGGAAATAATAAACCAGTAAATGTAAACTTTAATATAAGCACAGTTGACGCTAGAGGGTTCAATGAACTATTAACTAATAGTAGAGGTGTAATAGTAAATATGATTAATAGTGCTGTAAATGAAACAGGCAGACAGGCAATAGTATGAGTGGAGCATTACCAGATACATCATTTGATGCGATAAATGTTAAGAGTGAACAACGCACATTAGTTTCTACAACTGATAGTGGTAAAACATTTAGAAGGCAAATAGATGGGCAGAGATGGAGTTTTACAGTTAGTTATCCGCTAATGCCACGATCTACATTTGCACCAATACAAGCATTTATTATAAAACAACGATCACAGAAAGAAGATTTCACTATAACCTTCCCCAGCTATTTAAACGCACAAGGAAATGAAAATACAACCATTAATGTAAATGGAGTTCATGCTGTTGGAGATACAACTATTGATATAGATGGTTTTCATGCTGATGGTTCTGGAAGATTAAAAGCTGGAGATTTTATAAAATTTTCTGGTCATTCAAAAGTTTATATGATTATGGCTGATGTTACTTCATCAAGTAATGCGGCTACAGTTACAATAGAGCCACCTTTAACAACAGCTTTAGCTAATGATGAAACAGTAGCATTTGATGATGTACCTTTTACAGTTTATTTATCTAGTGATGTTCAAGAGTTTCAAGCTAATACAAGTAATAATGAAGGTAAGCCATTATTTAAATATGAATTTGATGTTACTGAAAGTTTATAATGTCAAGAGGTTTAACAACTGCTGTAAAAAATGAACTAGCGACAGGTAATATAAATCCTGTTCATTTAATTCATTTAAATTTTGCAACACCTTTATATTTAACCGATTGTAGTTTCCCTTTAACTTCAAGTATTTCTGGAAGTTCTAGAACATATTTAGCAAGTGGTCATATTTTAGGAATAGGAAATACGCAAGAAGGCTCAGAGCCAATTAAGAACTCACTTAATTTAAGTTTATCTGGAGTAGATCAAACATATATAGCTATCGCATTAAATGAAAATATTATTAATGATGTAGTACAAATATACAGAGGGTTTTTAAATAGTTCTAACGCATTAATTGCTGACCCTTTTTTATTATACGAAGGTTTTATAGATCAGTATTCAATAGAAGATGATACATCAACTGCTGGAATAGGATTAAGCATTACTTCACATTGGGGTAATTTTGAAAAAGTTTCTGGAAGAAGATCAAGCGACAATTCGCAACAAAGATTTTTTTCTGGTGATAAAGGTTTTGAGTTTAGTGCATTAACAGTTCAAGATATTAGATGGGGTAGAGAATAATGGGTTTTTTTAGTGCTATATCAAAAATAGTAAGTAGCCCTATTGGAAAAATTGTAGCAAAAGCTATTCCATTTTTATCACCTATACTTTCAACTATAAGTATTGTTTCAATGGCTCTTACTTGGTTAAGAAAACCAGATGAGCCAGAATTTAATTTTGATAGCACAGCAGAGAATATAGCAAAAGGTGTTTTATTAAATAAGACAGCCGCTAATGGTCAAATACCAATAATTTATGGAACAAGAAAAGTTGGAGGTACATTAGCTTTTTTAGAAACGTCTGGAACAGATAATCAGTATTTATATATGGCTTTAATTTTAGGCGAAGGAGAAATTGATGATATTACTTCTATATTTATAAATGATAATCAAATTACATGGTCTGGAGATTTAGCAGATAATACAGAACGAACAGTAGCTAGTTCTGACTCAAATTATTATAAAGATAGTGCTAGTTTAATTACAGTAAGACCACATTATGGAGCAGACGATCAATCAGCTTGTAGTTTATTAAGTACATTATCATCATGGACAAGCAATCACAGACTAAGAGGTGTTGCTTATTTATCATTACGCTTAGAATGGAACGCAGACGCTTTTGGTTCTATTCCAACAGTTAATGCCATAGTTAAAGGTAAAAAGATTTATAATCCTAATTTAGATGGAACAAAAACAGGTGGTACAGGATCTCACAGAGAAGATACTTCAAGCACTTGGGAATATTCTGATAATCCAGTTTATCAATTACTAGATTATTTACGCAACGATAGATATGGAATGGGAATAGCAAATAGTTATTTTGATTCTAATTATGCTGATTGGCAAACTGCTGGTGATATTTGTGATGCCAATATAACGCCATATTCTGGTGCAGATCAAATAGACTTGATTGATAGTCATGCAGTTATAGATACTTCACAAAAAATTATAGATAATACAAAAAAATTTTTAACAGGCTCAAGATCATTCCTAAATTTTTCTGCTGGTAAATATAAAATTACTGTTGAGAGTTCTGGTAGTGCTTCTATTACTTTAACAGAAGATAATATAATTGGTGGCATAGGTGTTTCTTCTAAAAATAAAAATGAAAGATTTAATAGAGTTATAGTTACTTTTATTAATCCTAGTAAAAATTACCAAGTAGATGAAGCACAGTTTCCACCTGTAGATGAAACAGGATTATCTAGTGCAGATCAACACGCAACAATGAAAACAGCAGATGGTGGTATTTTATTAGAAGGTAGATTTGATATGCCTACAATAACAAGCCCATATCAAGCCCAAGAAATGGCTGAAATTATTTTACGAAGGTCTAGATCAAGTTTAGATGTTACACTAACAGCAGACGGAACAGCTATGGATTTAGTCGTAGGAGATATTGTAAACATAACTCACGCTACTCCAAGTTTTAGTGCTAAACCATTTAGAGTTTTATCAACAACATTAAATCCAGACAGTTCAGTTTCTTTACAACTTACAGAACATCAAGACAGTTATTATACATTTGGAACACAGCAAGAAGTAGCTTCAATACCAGATACAACTCTTCCAAATCCTTTTTCTGTTTCTGTTCCAGCTAGTGTAACTTTATCAGATGAATTAATTATTTATAATGAAGGAACAGCAATAACGAGATTAAATATTTTGGTTGGTGCAAGTACAGATAAGTTTGTTCAGTATTATCAAGTAGAAGCAAAACTTAGTACAGAATCAGATTTTAAAATTATTGGTAAAGGAACACAGTTAAATTATGAAATGCTTAATGTTATTGATGATTCAACTTATAATGTTAGAGTTAAAGCAATTAATAGTATTGGCGTTAGTTCTACATATACAAGTGCAAGTAGAAAAATTGTTGGTGCTACCGAGCCACCAGAAGATGTAAAAAACTTTTCTGTTAATATGCAAGGTTCAAATCAAATGCAATTAAACTGGGACTCAGTTGGTGATCTTGATATATCTTATTATGAGATACGATATCAAAATGTTCAAAGTGGAAGTCAATGGAATAAATCAGTAAACTGGTTACAAGTACCAAGAACATCTGGAACAACAATAACAACAAACGCTAGAACAGGTGCTTTCTTAATTAAAGCGGTAGATAAACTAGGAAACGAATCAAATAACGAAACAATTATTTTTTCAAATATATCATCTCTCCAAGCCTTTAATAATATATCTACTTTAACAGAAGATTTAACTCTAGGAACTTATGATGCTGATGTTGCTTTATCGGATAGTTCTGGAACTAATTCTATTATACTTGATACAATAACTGATTTTGACGATACTGTAGGAAACTTTGATAGTGCTACTGGTAATTTTGATTTAGGTGGAACTGACTCTACATCTAATCCTAATAATAATACTGCTAATATAGATAATGAAGGTTTTTATACTCTTAATCAATCTTTAACTTTAGATGCTATTTATGATGTATCATTTACTAAAAACATCACAGTAGATCAAATTGAAGATCCTTATGACCAATTTGATGATGGAAGAGGAGCAAGTTTATTTGATGATGCTCCAGCACCTTTTGATGGTAATGACCCAACAAACGCAACTATTAATCTACAAGTTGCTACATCAAATTCAAGTCTTGGTGCGGCTACAGAATTTTTTAATATGAATACGACAACAACATATAAAGGTCGGTATTTTAAATTTAGATTACGATTGGCTAATGCTAATAATAAAACTAGAGCATTTGTATCTGGAATATCAGTTACAGTTAATATGGAAAAAAGAATTGAATCAGAAAATGATGTTGTTTCTGGAACAAGTACAAAAGTTATTACTTTTGGAAAACCATTTTTTGCTACACCAGCAATAGGTATATCAGCAGAAAATATGGCTAGTGGAGATTTTTATACAATATCCTCTAAGTCAAAAACTGGTTTTTCAATAGCATTTACAAATTCATCAAGTAGTGGTATTTCAAGAACATTTGATTATGTTGCTCAAGGTTATGGGTTGCAATCAGCAAGTTAAAAAGGTAAATAACAGATATGGCTCAAGTTTCAGATGTAAGTTTAGCAAATCAAGGATTTTCGGCTTTTAGAACAGAATTGAATAATATTTTAGCGGCATTAAACTCAATGCACAGTGGAACATCAAGACCTAGTTCAGCAGTTCAAGGTACTATATGGCTTGATACAACTAATTCTGGGTCTAACTCTTTAGATATTAAATTTTTTGATGGCTCAGATGATATTAGTTTTGCTACTGTAAACACATCAGCAAATACAATTAACTTTATAGATAGCACAGTTTCTTTTGATATTGTTTCTGATACGTCACCTCAACTTGGTGGAGATTTAGATACTAATTCACAGAATATAAAAATAGATGATGCTCATGGTTTATTTGATGAAAATAATAATGAACAATTAATATTTCAAACAACTGCAAGTGCTGTTAATTTTGCAGAACTTACAAATGCGGCTACAGGAAATAATGTAGGTATTTCAGCTAATGGTAGTGATACAAATGTAGGTTTGGAATTTTCAACAAAAGGGACAGGTGCAATTAAATTTAACGATCTAGCTTATATTCCTCAACAAGCCTTAACATCATCATCAAATGCTGTAGCATGGGACGCACAAGCTAAACCAAACGCATATCATTTAACAACAGAAAATACGACTTTCTCTGCTCCAAGTAATGCAGTAGAAGGTTCATTTATATCTTTAGAGATTAATTATAATGGCTCACATACAATAGGTTGGAATACAGTTTTTGAGTTTCCAGCAAGTACAGAACCAACGGAAACTGCTAGTGATGGCAAAACAGATATTCATGTATTTAGATATAATGGGGCTGTATGGCATGAAATTGGTAGATCAATGAATTTGAGTGAAAGTTAAAATATGTATGCAATAGTAGAAGATAAAAAAGTTGTTAAAACTTTTAATAATCCAAGAAAATTAGTTATTAATGATATTCGTTATTCAACTAAAATTTATTCTTTATGGTCAGTAAAAGAAAAAAAAGCTATTGGTTTATATGAAGTTGAATATGATAATTCAAAAAAGAAAGATGAGGCTTGGTATATTAACACAAATCAAACTATTGCTTATAAAACAACAGGCGATAAGGTTGTTGCAAGTTATGGTACAGCAACAGCTAAAAAAATTGCCGATACCTTATGGACAGAACAAGATAAAACTGATGGTTTAATTCCAAGTGATAAAGATGTAGGAGATGTTGCTACAAGAGGATTAAAATATATTAAAAAAGAAATGATAAATAATCAATGTGCTGGAATACTAGCACCTTCTGATTGGCGAGTTGTAAAAGCTAATGAAACAGGCACAACAATGGATAGTGGTTGGAAAACTTGGAGAGCGGCAGTAAGAACTAAATGTAATTCTATGCAAACTCAAATAGATGGTGCGGCAAATGTAGATGCACTAGCGGCTTTATTTACTTACACCGAACAAGAAGATGGTTCAGTTACAAGACCATTAGGCGAATTCCCTATAAAGGAATAATATGCCATTAATCCTCCCAGCAAGAACATTAGATACAGGTGGTTATGTAATAGATAATTCACTTAGGTTTAATCGTGATGATAATGCATACTTAGAAAAAACTTTTTCTGGATCACCTACATCAACAAAAATATGTACTATTTCTTTTTGGTTAAAATTAGCTGACCCAAGTATAATTCATGCAAAAGCTATATTTAGTGCTATAAAATCTGGCTCTAGTGAAGATGTAATAAAATTTGGTGGCACTAATGGAGGAAATTTAGGATACATAGAACTAAATTTTGATAATACGAGTAATGGTTCTTTAGTAGTTGGTGATGGTAGTTCTTTAAATTTATTCCGTGATCCCTCTGCTTTTTCTCATTTTGTAATTGCTTTTGATACATCACAAGGAACAGCAAGTAATAGAATAAAATTTTATCAAAATGGTACTTTGTTACAAACAGAATCAAGAATTGAAGGTGGTTCAGTAACAAATGATATTGCCATTAGTCAAAATTATGATTTAGGTTTTTTAACAGCAAGTAAACACCAAATAGGTATGAACGCTGAAAGCTCAAATAGTGAACCTTTTGATGGCTACTTATCAGAATTTCATTTTGTAGATGGACAACAATTAGCACCAACATCATTTGCAGAAACAAATGATAACGGAGTTTGGATTCCAAAAGATTGTAAAGATGATTTAACCTATGGAAATTATGGTTTTTTTTTAGAGTTTAAACAAACAGGAACAAGTGCTGATGCAAGTGGCAAAGGTGCAGATACAAGTGGAAATGGAAATCATTTTGACGATAACAACCTAACTGTTGAAGATCAAACAACAGATACACCTACAAATAATTTCTGTACGATAAATTCTGTTTTTGCTGATGCGGGTACTAATACTGTAACGGCTGATTATTCTGAAGGAAATACAAAACTATTAAAAACAGTTGATGGTTGGGGTCATGGCAGAGGAACATTTTTATTATCCTCTGGTAAATGGTATGTAGAGGCAAAAGTGACAGAAACAGGAACTGGTCAAATTGGTCAGTTTGGTATTGTGCCTTCTGCTTTAACAGGAACAACAGATGCAAATGATAAAATAGAAGGTCTAAGAGTTAACATGGGGGGAAGTGATACTATTTTTCAAAAAATGGATACAGGTACAGGCTCAAATGTTTTTACTGATTTTGCAAGTGGAGATATTGTTATGTTGGCTATTGATTTAGATAGTAATAAACTATGGGTAGGTAATGATGGTACTTGGTATAATAATAATAATGCTTCAACTACTTTAAATTCTAGTAACCATGATGTTACATTACCCTCTAATGATCAAGGTTGGATTTTTACTATAGGTGGATATAGAGATGGTGGAAATAATTTAGCATGGGAATTTAATTGGGGTAACCCATCTTTTTCTATATCAAGTAGTAATTCAGACGCTAACGGATATGGTAATATGGAATTTGCCGTTCCTACAGGATTTTATACTTGTTGCACGAAGAACTTAGCGGAGTACGGATAATGGCTTATACAACAATAGACGACCCATCAGCACATTTTCAAACAAAACTTTATTCTGGAACTGGTTCAACGAATGCCATAACAAATGATGGTAATT